ATTCAAATGTTAATATAATGGAAAATAATTATTGTGTGAAATGTAAGTTATGTCAAAGTGCAGTCCGTGATACATATTATTGTTTAGAATGTGATGCGTTATTCTGTTTCTTTTGTATTGAAATGCATATTGATAAATGTGAAATTAGTTGTAAAGGTGACGAATCAAAAATGGTTCGAAGAGAAAAATGAAAACCTGCAAAAATTCAAAAACAGTAAGACGAATAGCAAACTCAACAACTATAAATAATGAGAGTTTTTTGAATGATTGAAACTCTACCCAGTGGGCTTGGGCTCACTGGGTATCGGGGTATGGACCCTGAACAACAAAGCGATATTTTAATGAACCTCGTGAGTGGGGGTTCGACTGCTACCACTCAAACGGGAACAATTCTTTCAGGCGGAGACTTGAACTCGATAAATGATGACGTCTGTCCTATCTGTCTTGAAGGCAATAGAGATGAAGTCCTGCTCACGACTTATTGTGGTCATGGATTTCATTTAAAATGCTTTGGACTATGTTTTGTGAGAGATCCTCGATGTCCTTACTGTCGAAGGAACCTCCAGAATACTCCAATGACTTTTCATAAACCAGAATAAAATGTTGTTTATCAATAAATATGTTTGTTATGATCAATAAAGTCTTCAAAAAAAAACATTTTTTTCTTTTTGTGATTGATTTGTTCTACTTATTCTTTTGAATAGATAGACATAAAGTTTTATTTCAATAACAACATGAGTTGATCTCTTTTATTCACAAGTTGTTCTTTCAATTGCTGTTTCTTCTCAACTTGATCATCAATTTTAGTAATTTGTGATTGAATCTCCATTATCACTTTGTTCAAGTTTTCATAAATGTCATCTTTCTTGTCTTGTTCACTTTTCTCGTTTTCAATAAACTGAGGTTTTGACTTTTTAGGAGCTTTAGCAGAGACTTTTGGTGTTTTAACTGTTCTGGTTCCTTTTTGTTTTGGTTTTCCTTGAACTTTCAACTCTTGAGGGACTTCAATAGCTTCATCATCCGAGTTGAATGGCGTTTCTGGCTTGAGTGTAATAGTTGTCATTTTGATTATACAAAATCGTCAGAAAATAAAAAATTTCAAGTGCGTTTGAGATAATCTGTATCAGCTTTAGCTCGATGAATCCAGCAACCAATTTTAGCTTTGCTTGATAAGCTGGTATTTCTTCGTTCCACAAATTGCACAAGTCCCAGTCATTGCATGTCTTCCGTTTTTGAGAGTAGTTTTGTGCAAGTTGTTCGTGTCTGTCTTCCTTTTACACTTTAAGCAATAGATCATATCTGTATTTGTATATATATGATCCAGATAATAATTAAACTAATCCGATACAGGTTAAACACTAATCTTCAATGTAAATTCTTTTTCATCAATATCAACTCTAAGATTTGTACCAGAGCACTGAATGTTAGGCATGTATTCTTGAATCTTCTTAACAAGATCAGTTAGATAACCTTCATCTGGTAGTTCTTCGAAACATGTTTTTAGAACAGGATGAGAGTAGCTAACAGTGTAGAGATGATTATTTCTCTCAATAAAGTTTGCAAAATTGAGTTTGATTTCTTCAGATGTCAGTGTAGCTTTTCCTTTAGAGTTCATTGAATGTGATTATATTTGATCATGAAAATAAATTCTTGATAATAACTTCATTTGATTCAGAAGGCCAATGAGTGAACTGATAAAGAATATCATAGAAAGAGTATCCTTTCATAAGCTGATTTAACACATAAATACAGTAATAACCACACATAACAGAGCCAAACTCTTGAATCTCACTTGATGAGTATTTGATTTGTTTACCAGATGTTTCAAGGTACTTCTTTACTTCTTCAGGTTCAGACAAGCCATAAGAATCAAAATAGATAACATGATCTTTCTCTAATCCTTGACTAGTATTGAAATAACAAACCCAATGAGTTCCACCACCTCCAAAGTCATCTAAGTTAACAACTCCTATTTCATTACTATTAATCCTTTGTGGTAACATATCTTTTGAGAAAACACCTCTAAATTGTGGGTAAACTGATAAAGCTGATTCAAGATCTTTGTTAGAAAGTGCTCGAAAGTGTTCGACTCGGTGAGTTACGAACAAGTCGTCGACTAAGCTTTTTTTTTACCTTTAACTCCTCTTCCGTACTTTTTTGCAAACTCTTCTTTTGATAATCCTGTACATTGTGGTGTTAAAGCTCTACACATTGGTTTCCCATCTCCTAAACCTTGACCTTGACAGTTGCAACCACCTTGAACAAACATGCCTTTACCATGTTCTCCTTGTAAAAACATTCCTTTACCTTGAAGATAAAGACCTAAACCTTTAACAGTTCCTCCTTTCATTGCATAATCTAGAATCTTGTCATCACTCCAATTTAAGCCGAACTTTTTAACCATTCCTTTTATTCCAGCAATCTTCAACATTAAAGCAGAGTCATTGTAAGCATTTTTCTTACTGTCGTTAAACTGTTTCATAAAATCATAAGTTCCATCGTTCTTTTTTTTCACAAATCCTTGTTCTAAACTATTATCAATCAATCCCGTGATGTTTCCTACAACATTAGCCCCAGCATTTGAGCTAGATCTAATAGCATCTCCAGCTAATTGTGGGTCTATGGCACCTCCATTAAGAACTCTCTCAAATATTTGATCATCACTCCAATTCAGATGATTTTGGTCTCTGAACTTCTTCAAAGCTTCAAATCTTTGCATCTGCATTCCTGTTTTCAATGTTTGTGACATCATGTTCATTTTTGCTTTATGTGCATCAACCTCTCCAGTCAGATATTGTTTCTCATTTTCTCTATTCTTTTGATTTTGAATAGTACTTGAAACAGATCCGAATATGTTAGCAACACCATCAGAACCTGCTTTTATTCCTTCTAAGATTAATGAAGGGTCGATAGCTCCACCATCAACATTTTTAGCTCTATGATGTTTCATCTGAGTAGCAGAGAAGTCTATCTCACATCCAACACCTTTAGCTTTTGCCTTTTCAATCTTGTTAATCTGTCTTTGAGTTAATAAAACATGATCTGAACCTGATAGACTTGTATTTGACAATCTAAGTGTTAACTCTTTTCCATTTCTCATTGCACTTCTAAAATCTGATTTCTGTCCATCTGACAATGATATTGAAAATGATGTGTAACTCATTCTAATCGCTATATATACCGAGTAGAAAATATATTCATCTTAAATAAGGTCTGAATAGCCTAAAATTGTGAGTTTGTCTCTAATTCGTTTTAAAGCAATCTGGTCTCTTAAAAGTACTTCTGGACTTCTAGTTAAATGTAATCTTTGTTCTAGAATTTTAGCAGTCTTAACCATGTCATTAACTCTACCTTCGACAATTGTTGCACTTTGATAAAGTTTAAATTTACTGTTTTGGACAACTGTCTTCCCTAAACTTGGACTGAACACCATTCTAATATCCTATACTGTTGTCTGAGAATATTTTTTTATGGTCCTCTTCATCAATAACTTTCAATTTCAATAATGTATCAGCAATCTCACTAATCATGTTCTTATCTCCTACTGTCTTTTTCTTCTTTTTGGTGAGAATAGCTAACTTTTGAATTAATTCATCAGGAGAAGCTAACATAACTTTACTCTTGGTTGATACATTGCCAGAACCGACTAAATTCTGTTTCTTTCGCAAGTTGATGGGGTTTACATCACCAAGTTCGATTAGTTTGTTGAATGTTTCTACAGCTTTCTGAGAATACTGTTTCTTACTGTTGTATCGTTTTGTTAAGATGTCGAATGTATCTTGATCAATCTTTGTACTTAAAACTTTCTTTCCATCTTTGTGAGCAATTAATTTAAGATTGTCATAAAGTGCAGTCATATCGATATCTAGATTCCCAAATTTACCGTCTTGTGTTAGTTTGTAGAGTCCTCTTCCTTTGATTGGTTTTGTAAGTTGTGCTTTTGGAAGTGGATCAACAATATACAGAGGAGCTGGTAAACCGTCTCCCCATTCATCACTATTGTTATCTTCATCATCAGAATTTGCATTAGCATTTCTAATTGCTCCTAATCGATTTGCAAAAGCATTCATAAGTACATCTCCTACATTTTCAGGTTCAGGAGGTGGAGGTGGAGCAATCACTCTATCCCCAGCTGGTCTAAGATTGACTATCTCTCTTCCTCGTCTAATTGCATCTAAATGTGCATCAACTGGATGCATTGCTGGTAATGGTTGTTGAACAAAATTTCTGTTGTTAGCTGGTTGAAGATTTGCTAAACCCTCAGCAGGATCGAAAACAAAAGGAGCATTATTATTCTGATTTACATTAAGATTCATATTAGGAGGTGGAGGAGGTGGAGGATTCATATTATTAAGAGGTTGAAGATTCATATTAGGAGGAGGTGGTGGTGGGGGTGGACCTCCTACAACTAAAGCATTAGGGTCGTATCCTTCTTGTAATTCTGGGTCATATTCATCAAGAAGTGGTGGATAGTCATTCGCATTAGGAGGTTGATTAACATTTGCATTTGCATTAGCATTAGGATTTAGTACTCCTCGGTTTATTCTATCTCTTAGTTCATTGAAATAGATAGCTTCAGTTAATTGATTTTCTTGTTGAGGTGTAAGTTGTAAACCCCTATCCGTACTATTGAGAAGACCATAAAGATAATCAAGGTCCTCACGTGATAATGGTTCACTATTTAAAGCACTTCTATGAATGTTGTACAATGCATTATTTTGACCTTCATTTAAATTAAACATTCCTGCATTATTGTGAGCTTGATTTGCATTCACATTTGGGGGTTCATTTGGATCAAAATTATGAACTTGATTATGACCAAACTGGACTTGTGGTTGCTGTTGTTGTTGCTGATTGATAATAGGTTGCTGTTGCTGTTGGGGTTGTTGATTGATAATAGGTTGTTGTTGTTGTTGCTGTTGATTTACAGGGTTAACATTTGGCTGTTGTGGACGTCGTGGTTGGGGTTGATTGTAGTAAGGATAAGGCTGAGGCTGATTCATAACAATAGGAACAAAACCAGAGCTTTGTCTACCACCTGCCAACAATCCAGCTAACATATTTCGATATGCTGTTACTTCACCATTTAATCTAACTTTATCGATATCTTGTTCTGTGTAAGGGATTGTTCTTGCAAGTTGAGATCTATCTCCTGACAGTCTAGCCAGATTTATCATCTTGTTCTGTTGAAGTCTGTCAGCAATGTCTTGGTACTTTCTTTGCTCATTAAGAACATCATCTATGTTGATATCTCTGAGCTGTTTGTTGATTCTTTGACTAACAATCCTATTTTTGAGTCGTTTCTTAACTATCTCTCCTTTGTCTGCTTGATTTGAATCGACTTGACTAAGAACTTTGAGTACATCATCAGGTGTTGCAACTTTCTGAAAACGTGAAAGGTTTGCCATAACGCTATACTATTATCTCGATATTATTTTTTATTATTGAGATACTATCTTGAATCATTTTGTCTTATTAATAATAATCTTCCTTAGAATAAATTGAATTTGATCATTTGAGAAGTTTCTCTAACTGTCTAATCTCTTTAGCTACTTCTTTTGAGTCATTGCCTGCACTTCTTGAACCTTTCAATAGTTGTAATCGATGTTCTACCTCTGCTTTTGATGTAAATATTTTGATTCCGGTCCCTTGAATTGGTTTAGCTTGTTTATTTAATCCAAGACCTAACATTTGAACAAATCCGAGATCATCTTTGTCACCTCCTTTCTTTTGATAAGCTGTGACGTACTTCTTGAGTTCATTGACAAGTCTTGTTTGAAGATCAGTGAATCTTTTTAAATTTGCATCTATCTTAGCCTGGAAAGGTTTAAACTCTGGGTTTCCTCGATTAGCATTGATGTAATCTATTCGTTTTTCAATCTCATTAATAAGTTTTTCTGTTGTCGTAGATTCCATTTTCATCACTGCTAAAGTTGTACCACGTCTTTTACCGGCGATAAAATTGATTCTATTGTCAATATCGGTCTTTAATCCCTCATATGCTTTGCCTTTCTCTATCCCTTTTTCTGTTATTAAGATGTATGGTACTCTGAAAGTTTTCATTTTCTTTTGTAAGGCAGCACCTAAGTTAGCTGGTAAACGATAGCCCATGTCATCTAAGATCTCATTGTAGTCACTAATATCTTCTGCATGAACATCACTTTCATTAACCTTATCATTTAACAATAATCTCACTAGTCCAGGTGTCGCCTTCTTTGTTATGACTGCATTATTTGAATGATTGTAAACTGTTACCTCTCCATTTCTTAGTTCATCTGATCTAATATAAAAATCATTTCCTGATACGTTTTGTGTAAAGATTGGTACAAGTCCCTTAACTGGGTCTTTCTTTCCTCTTGCAAATGATATATTTAATCGATTTGGACTATCATAAGCTACAGAGTTATCCATAATATCATCTAATCCGGGTACTTTTGATTTCTTTTTCTGTTCTCCTTCTTCGTCAGATATATCGGAAAATGCCTCAGACACATCAGAATCTGGATCATCTTTTACAGTTTTCTTCGACTTTCCTTTATCAGTAGGTGTTGTGGGAGTAGTAGTCGTAGTATCGATAGAAGAAGAAGTAGATGGTTTACCTTTTTTAGGTGAGTTGTATGTAACATTTCTAACAACTTTAATACCATTGATTTGATCTGTTACTTTCTTGAGTTCATCTTCTAACTCTTTCTTATCAACACCTTGAGGCATGCGACGAATGATTTCTTTTAGTTCTTCAATTCTTTGAATGACAGTTGTATTGATTCTAGTATTGTGATCTTTAGCATCTTCAATATCACGTCTAATAGCTGTTAACTCAACCTTAACATCTAGATCTTTTCTAATATCGTCACCAATTTTTTTTAGTTCAGCAGATAATTCGGCCAATTTAACATCGAAAGCACCAACTCCTGGAATTGTGTTAAGATCTGCCTGCATATTGTCGATCTTGGTTCTCAGATCATTGTAGATATTGTTTAAATCACCTCTCTTAGCAACACCATTAATAACTAGTTGTCTCAACTGGTTCATCTCTCTTAGAATTTGTGCAATTCTTGGATCTGGTGCACCTGGTGGATTGAGTCTAGTTACCTCTGAAGCGATAGGTTTACTTAAGATTGAAGCTCTTGTTACCTCCATTCTAAGATAAGGTGGTAATCGTTTTAAGAAGTCTTCTTTTTGATTTATTGGTGCATTGTTGTACTCATCTAACAATCTTGATATCTCTTTCTTCTCTTCTTCTGTTCTTCCTAACATATTCTGATAAGTTTTAGACATCATATCAGCAACTTCTGCATCATCTGTAACTTTAGTTAAAATAACTGACTTCATTCCTGTCCTTAACTTTTGCATCTTTGCAATCAACTCCTTTTGTTTTGCTAGTGATTGACGTGATCTATTTTGTTTTTTCATCCTGTATATATATACCCATGGAGATAATAAATCTTGACGTCCTATCAACTAAACGTGAAAAGAAGAAAGTAAACGAGTTAGCTCCAGATCAACCTTTTCGAATGTTGATGATCGGTTCATCTGGATCAGGTAAAACTAATGTACTGATAGACATGATTCTAAGATATCTTGTTTTTGATAAGTTGTATGTCTACACTAAACACATGCATCAAGGGAAGTATCAACTCTTACAAAAGATCATAAAGTCTATCGAAGAGTCTGAAGAATTTAAAGAAGTCGGTGATTTTCCCATCGCTTACTTTGCTGAAGATGTTAAAAATGTTGTTCCACTTGAAAAGATGGATGAGACTAAAGACAATATCATTATTTTTGACGACTTCATTACTTCTAAAAATCAAATTCCTATGATTGATATGTTTATCAGAGGAAGACATAAGAATGCTTCTGTAATCTATCTAACACAATCTTACTGGTCAACTCCTAGAGACATCAGAATCAACTGTACTCACTACATGTTGTTCGGTAGTCCTAATAATCGAGATCTTAACTTGATTCTAGGGGATCATTGTAGAGATATGTGTAAAGAAGAGTTCAAAGAGATCTTTAATGAGGCAACTAGAGAACCGTACTCCTTCTTCTACATTGATAAAGATAATAAACATAAAGCTCTAAGATACAGAAAGAACTTTGATGGACTTCTTGTTAAATAATCTATTCTAACTAACAATTTATGTTAAGTAGAATTAATATTTCAAATTGCAGTATTTTGCTTTATCAAGTGCTATCTGTTTCAACTTTGCTGTAATATCGTTCATTTGATCCTTAATCCAATCCTTAGTATCTTTCCATTCACAAAATGATTGATATGTTTGGAGTTTTTCTTTTGCTTCTTCTGCTCTTCTTGCTTTCTCGACATAATTAATGTGTTTCTGTACTTTAGAGTGTTTTTGTAGATTTGAATTTGTGTATTGACCGCCACATTTACAATGATGTTTGATATTTTGTTTGGCTTGTAACTCTTTCTTGTTTACTCTTCGATATTGCTTGAGATATTCATTGAGTTTGTCACGATTTTTCTCTCGATATTCTTTTGAATGAACAACAAATTTTTGAAAGTTATCACGATAATACTCCTTTTTTGTTCTTCCAGGGTGCATCTTATTCACAATATTTTCAGTGTTCTGAATGTACCATCTTTCTCGAGCGTGCAGTTCATCTTTATTGTCACATGGATAGTTCTCGAGCAGAACGATGTCATAATCATCAGTTTCTAAAATCTTGTATGATGTACAAAAGTTTGTAATCTTTCCTTTGAGATAATCATTGTATCCACATCTATGTTTTGCAAGACGATTGGATAGGTACTTTTCGCAAGTAGAGCCAACATAAACATCGTCACTTGAATCAGAAATAATCTTGTAAATCTTGCCATTTGCGTATTTGTTCATCCTAATAGTAATAATTATATTAATAGGTTTCTTTAAGTATTTTCATCCGTTTTCATTAATATTCTCTTACAATGTTATTAATAATTTGGCATCTACAGCTTGGAGTACGGCTATTCTGTCATGTTCAATCAAAATATGACATCTGTAGTTATCACTGACAGCACCGGCAACTTTCCATCTAACTTCCAACTCGGACGCCGAGACGTTTTCCCACATACGCTTCTCAATTCTAGTGAAGTCAAACACAAAGATAGGGTAAAGATTTCTAAATTCCTCATAAGAGATGATCATACCAGTGTTGTCGTCAACTAACATCTTGTTTTGTGATTCAAGTAAGTAGAGGTAAGCTCTCATGTAGTCAGAGTTAGCAGTTGAGAAGTCTAAAGCATATGTTTGAAGTGGTAAAGCATGTGAGTTGATTCTCATCTCAATCTGAGACAAACCAGCAGTATGAATACCTCCAGCAACTGTTGTCAAAGGTGAAAAGATGTTCTTGTTGAATGTTTGATCTCCATTAAGTGTTGGGTTCTTTTGGAACATGACATAACAGTAAGTAGGTCTTCCTGCTAGTGAACCAACTCTGATATGATTAGATAGAGAACCTGCAGTTATCTCATTTGATAATTCGTATCTGTAATCAGACCACTTCATGATAGATTGTGCTTTCTCAACGAATTTTTGATTAAGTTCTGTCAACTTCTCATAAGATGGTTTGACTCTAGGAACCCACATAGACAACTTTTCGAAAACGAATCTACCATCAGCAGTATTAGCATCTCTTTGAAGATAAGTGTCTGGATTGGTGTTACGATCTAAAGTGATTTCGTGTTTAAGTCCTCTAAAAGGTGCTTTGTAGTTCTCATAAAAACCAAACAAGTCGCTCAAAGGAACTGTGAACTCAAATACTTTCTTGTTAGCACCATCCAAAGCGATACACTTATTTCTACGAGCTAAGAATCCACTGTTAAAATCTGTGTTCTTTGTTGATGTTGTAGTCATTGTGACACCTCTACCAGCTCCTAAAATATTTACACCAGCACCTGCTGCACCACCAATACTTAGGTAGTTTGTTGCTTGTCCATTTTCTTGAACAACAGCCCCTGTCAAAGTCATTACGTTTGTAACTGGGTTAACACTAGTTCCACCGTTTCCAGTATCTTTATAGAAGAAGCTTAGAGTACCTTGTGATTCGAGATTGTCACCTGAGTACTTTGTGAAACTCTTTACAAAAGCTGTAAGTCTTGGGTTGTCTACTTTCTGTACAAGTGATCCTTCCAATCTCAACTCTGCTTTATCAAAGATAGCATAATTAAACAAGTTACAAGGTGCAATCTGTCCATCATCAGCAGAACCGTTAAAGTAAGTACCTGCAGCACCAGCGTCTTCTATGTATCCTCTAACTTGAATAAAACCTTTGTTAAAAAGTAGATAAGGGTCAATATCTCTGTTGTAAAAAACAAAACGATTCTGATTTGTTGCAGGTTTAGCTCCGTTTGAGTTGGACTCCAAATACTCAACGTACTCATACTCCTCTGTGTCATCAAACTGAACAGGGACCTGGTTGAACATGTTAGCCCACCATGGTGACTCTCCGCTCACATAATCGATAATCTCGGTCATAATCCTATAATATTATACTCTAAGAAAATATTTTGTCCGATACAAGGTTATTTCTCTTGGACAATGATTCCTGATCCTTCTTGTATCTCCTTCTTATTCTTTCCAAGAACATCATTCAGTATTTGTCTTGATACAGCGCTTATAAGTTCAGAGTTCTTAACTGGTGCTTTTTTCTTTTCAGTCTCTTTAAATTCCTTCTCTTCTTTCTCTTCTTTTGTTTTGATCTCTTTCACAACATCTTTTGTCTCCTCTTTTATCATTTTCTTGAGTTCTTTCGGGTTCTCTCTGTATTGATTTTGATCAATCTTCTTAAATTCTTGACTAAGGTCTACAGTAGGCTTCTGACTCTTTGAATTCACAAATTTGACTTTCCTTGACATCTGAATGTATATATTCAAATGACAGATAATAATTATTGCATTGCCTTTCTCATGTGTAAGAAGTAAGTCACATCCTCACCATTAAAGTTAACTCTTCTACCAAGTTGGTCGGTTATTCTCATATTGATTCTTTTAATGTAGTTAGCTTCATTGACAGGCAAGTAGATCGGGTAGTTTGGTTCAACATGAATTGCAGAACCTCTCGGTGTTTGTGGGACAAAAGAGTAAAGAATATCACTTCCTAAACTGTTATCGTAAGATCCTCCTGCAATACTACAATGAATAACTAAACTATTAACTCCTCTTGTAATATCTACTCTATTCTGTGATGAAACATTTGTATCATATATTCCTGAGTTAAATCCTATCAGTTCATTGAGTTTTGATGTTGATAGATCTATCTTGAAACCGTTTGTTAAAGCTATCTCTACTTTTTGTGTTACAACATTAGGAGCTATGATGATATCGTAGGTTGTTGGTCCTCCATCTGGATCTATGTTAGAATCATTGTTCTCATCCATCTTTACCTGCACAAAATCATTGAGATCAGTAACTTGATAGTTTCCATTTGGTAGTGTTAGATTCTTCCAATCAGTTCCGTTGTAGTACCTTAATGTGTTGTTTGCTAACTCAGATGAGATGTTAAAATAACTGTTCCAACAATCTGCTGATATTAATGCTATCTCATACTTGTCTTGATTAGATGTGTTAGTGTTAAGGACTATAGGTTCACCGAAATTAATAGTGAAGTTATCTGATGTTTGACTTCCTAAATCACTTGAATCTAATTTTAATGTAAATGACATCCAACTATATCAGTACATGAGATAATTATTATTGACTGACTTGGAAACTGATTCATCGGTTTGAAACATGACTGACAAAATAAGACCAGTTAATTTACTTAATACATCCGGTACTAAGTAAAAGTAGGAATTAGAAATAGATAATAATAATAGGTCTTATGATAGTCCGGATGTATTAAGAAAAACGACTAAGCTAAAACTATGTCATAAGTATCTTCCAAATATGTATCTAATACCCCTTTGTCGTCATAAATTAGGTTGTAAATACTAATATACTGTTCTTGAATATTATCAGTCTCATAAATACCCTCATCTGTTGGATCAATGTCATTATCTTTCAAGATTTGAAGAAACTTGTTCACGATTATCTCCATCTCATCCTCATCTAATTTGTAATAGGGTAATATGTCCTTCTTCATAAGCTGTTTGTCCTCTTTTCTCTTCTTTGGTTCAATCTTAACTTCTACATAATCTGTATCATCAATATTTTTGATATATTCACCTCTTTTAGAGAGATCTAAAGGACAGTTGCGAATATGAAACCCTTTCTTAAGTTTTACAGTTTCTGGATACTTCTCTCTAACCTTTCCTCCATGTTCTAAGTTTCTAAAATGTTTATGTAATGCTGTGTTATCAGCAATATTAATATCACAAGCTAAACATTTGTATTTATATCTTGTATTTCCTTGATGGATCTTTATGTGTTTATTGTAGTTTCCTTTATGTTGAGTTGAATATTCACATTCTTCACATTGATGTGTTTTGAGAGTACTTTCTCCCTCTGATTTGAGAAGATGTCTTTTACTTGCATTATGTCTCTTGAAGTTAGAACTATCATCAGTCTCGAAATCACAACTATCACAGTAATACTTCATCTCAAATTAGAATAATAGTTTGTCTATTTATTTTTTTATGTCAGTTAATTTGCCTAATACTTCCAGTCAAATTAATAAATGGTTATTATAATCAATCACTAATCACTAGTTTAATTCCAAGTCGGAAGTATTAAGTAAATTAACTGAGTAAATACTAATCAATAATTAATGATTTTTAGGTCTTCGAACCTTTCCACCTCTCTTAAGAATGTTAATCTTTGTTCCTAACTGCGTAACTTTAGTCATCCATGTTGTTAGCTTTCCAGACTTATCATATATCTCAAATATCTTATCAACTGGCTGATTAACAAAAGTATCAACTGCTGATGTATTAAGTCCTATCGCTTTTATTGCACTTGAGATAAACCTTTGACAGTTGTTGGTTATTGGATTGTAAGGAAAGAAGTCAGCTCCCATTAACTCCATAGTCTTATTCATTAAGTCGTTGAGTGTTACAGTCTTTCCATTCATATTAACTGATAACTGTTCAGCATCCATCTTTGAAGGTGACTTTTTCATTTGAATTGTTTCATTCTTTTCAACTGATATCTCTGTAGAATCCTCTAGTTTTACAATCATAAACAAGTGAAAAAGTCTATCATATCCGTATTCTTGAAGTTTCTTATGAAATGCTCCCTCTGATAAGAATGCCATCAATCTATCAACTGGAACTGTCTTAATTGGTGCTCTATAAAGTGTAATCTGAGTTATCTTTTTGTCTCCATACTGTTCCATAATCTTCCTCTCTGGAGGTTGTAATCTACTCTGACCTTGAAATAATGCCTTAGTTGTTCCTATCACTCTATCAGCTACTTTACTTATTCCTGACTTCAATGAATCAAATATACCATCGCCCTCTATGTATGCATTATCATCATAAACAACTTCTGTATCAGGTTCTTCAACATTGCTATCTTTCTTTACAACTTCGCCATTTGCAAGTATCTCAACCATCTCACTCTTGTATTCAATATCTGGACCATTATCATAATCCACACCATCTAACTTGATTCCGTTTTTGATTGGTTTAGGCAATGTGTTAGATGTTTCATTCTCGTCACTAAAAAACTGTGTTTCTCTTCTCCTAAAAACAAAAGGATAACCAGATACTGCATCATAACGTGAAACATGTGAAGGTCTGTTGTATCTCACTTTAACATCTGTAATAGGTGAATTCTGAGCAACATTAAGATGTAGACTATTATCAGTTACTGTTTTCATTTGTCTTGACATCATTGAAGGTGTTGATGGTTTTGTTGATGCAACAATAAACGGGTCTGCATATCTAACTTGTCTATTCATTTTACTTTAATACTATTGGCAGATATTATATTTTCTAACTGTTCTACTCTTCTTGTTAGTTCATCATTTTGGGCCGATAGCTGTTGAACTGACTTAATAAGGATAGGTACTAACTGCACGTAATCTATTCCAAGAGTTCCATCATCATCAATATTGACAACCATTCCTACTTTTGTATCTTCGACAACTTCTTTTCCTTTTTCAATGATCTTCTTTTGAGGTAGAAAGCTGGCAACATCTTGAGCAATTAAACCGTATCTTTGAGTCTTTTCCTGATCATCTATGTAGTTGTACTTTTTTGGAGTCAGTTTATTAATAAAATCTAATCCTAAGTCGATATCTTCTACATTTTCTTTTAGTGTTCCATCTGATGAATTCACTAATGAACCGTAATAGTAAACATTTGTGACGAACATACTACCCCATCTAAATCCCGAAGCTCCTAGATTGTAGCCATTTGATGTAAATGGGTAAAAATGAGTCTGACATAATGTTGTCCCAGATCCTGATTTAATACACATATTAGTACCCTGATATCCGACCCACGATTCGTATGTATCATTGTACATCGTTAACAATGGCATCGATCCATCATAATAATATCCTTTGACTGAAATATTTCCCCAGTTGCCATTTGCCCATGTTGGATTAGAAACTTCTAGTGATGCCTGAACTGTAACCTTTCCAGCTCCATCATCTGTTAATGTTTTTGTGTAAAGTTTATTCCATTTCTTTGATGTTGATCCAATATCATAAGTGGCAGTTGTTTGTGGTATTAAACTACTGTTCACATTTACAGGGGTTATGCTCCCACTAAAATTTTGTGCATAAACATTGTTCCATTTTGATCCAGATAAACCTAAATTTAAAGTGCTATCAGTTTGTGGGTATAAATTTGCTCCTGTGTAAACTCCTGGACTTCCTGACGCTGTACTCACCCCAAATATCGTTCCGTTTGTACTAGTTGCAACTCTAAATTTATCTGCTATATTTGCCCCTGTTACTGTCACTTTTGAACTTTCATCTTGGAAATTAGTTGAATAAATTGAATTCCATTTATTTCCTGAACTTCCCAGATTCCTTGTTCCAGATGGTAGTAAATCACTTGCTACATTTGTATTCACAATTAATGTATTAACATCAGAATTATTCGCATAAAAATTATTCCATCGAGCTGATGAACTACCTAAATTTCTTGAACCGTTATTTGGAACAAAATCTGATCCAATAGTTCCTAACATACGAATATCATAAATGTAAATTGTTCTCCATCTCCTTGATCCCATTCCTAAATCATAAGTATTATCTAAGTTTGGTGCAATACTATTTCCTATATTCACATCATTAACATTGAGTGTAGTTGCATTCACAGTATTAGAATACAAATTGTTCCATCCATTTGATGAGCTTCCTAAATCATACACATTTGAACCTACTGGGATAATATTTGTCTCTATCATCCCTGGTATTTGTATAGTTATCCCATTATCGAGAATATTTTGTGAGTAAAATGTTTTCCATCTTCTTAATGATGTTCCTAAATCATAAGTTACATTCGTTGAAGGTCTAAAATTCCCACAATAAATATTATCAGGTAAAGTGTTTGATGGAACAACTACACCATAAGGACCTGTGCATAATACCAGATTCGGGTATGTTGCTGTATACGAAATCGAAGGGCTGTTAATGGTTGGGCTTATTAATGTTGAATTAGTAATAAAAGTGTCGTCTGGTAATGTTTTTGATGTGTAAACTTCTCCTGCTCCATTAGTCATAAGGAGCTCAGTGTCTGAACTTGTGAAAACTAAATAAGGATCATTAATATTAGGCTGATTCATTGTTGAACTGTCTGGAAGTGTATTCGAGCTAATTAACTCACCTTCTTCATTGGTTTGAACTATCTGATTAATTGTTAATGGTGTTTTCATTGTCCCAGTGTACTCAGGGTTATCTTTGACTAAATAATTATGTAATGCTCCCTCTGGAAAAGGGATGTTAGTTGTTGTATCATCTGTGTAAGAAACTACAAACTCCTCATCATCTTCATCAAAAGTAATATTATCTACTCCTACCCCTTGATAGCCTCTTGGTCCTCGAAGTGAATCATTAGTTGTTGCCGCACCAAATCGCGTGGTCATAAATCTCTGATCGTAAGTATATTACTATCACAGATAATTAAATCACAAATTCGGAATTAGGAGATCTACTGTTAGCATTTTTGACATATCCATCTTCACAATAACCTTCATAACGAAAGTTCCCTAATTCTCTTTCATCTTTCAAGTCTAATGGAATATCACTAAGAATTGAATCTGTATGAGAATAATGAACATGTTCTACAAAGGGTTCTATTGTTTTAGCTATCGTTAATCTACACTTTGCTAAAAAGAATGGTTTCATGCGAGCTAAATCATACTCAAACTTCTGTTCTCTAAGAAAAGTAACTTCAAAAAGATTGTCATCAAGTTGTGTAAGTTCATAAGGATTATCGTCATCTAACGGTTCATCAGTCTCAGGATTGAACATAATTACTTTCTTGTTCTTTTTGCAGAGTACACCCCATATGTGATTAAGTAGTTTCTTTGCACCTTGACAACCATATTCCTCTTTGATTTTGTAAAGTGTTTTAGCATACTCTCCGAAGATTGTAGAACCTGCTTTACAATAACTCTGTGGGTAGTTCAAAAAGTTGTTTTCTTCATCAATTATCTCAATCTTTAATCCTTTCTCTCTAAAGTACTGTAGTTCTAAGTGAGTGTAGTAGTTGTCAGGATTGATCCAAACTAACTTTTTAAGTTGTTCGTCTTTTGGTTTTTCTACACGACAGTGATAAATACCTGATGCAATAAACTTCATGTTATTAAACTCCGATTGTGTAATAGTCTTTAGAATGCCTTTCTTAACAGGAATGTACAACTTTTCATAAGAGTAGATAGAAGCAAAGTAAGATCTTGCATCATACTTGTACAAAGGTCCTTCATAAGGTCTTGAAAGTCTAAACGCACCACCTGAATTGAGAAGAAACTTAGTTTCGTAATCTTCAATCGGTTCAGGGCAAATACCTTTCTCATTCATCAAATCAAATAAGTACTTTAATGCAGTCTTTGAGTAGTTTCCAGTCTTGTACATGTTAATCTTGCCATCAGTTAACTTCTTTAGTAGTTCAGCATTCTCGATCAGTTCTTCATAGTATTTCTTTAATGATCCTTTGAAACTTGCTTCTTTTGTGACAAGTAGAAACTCTTCAGTTCTAGGATTCTTCATCAGTTGTTGTCTCTCTTCTTCAGTAATTGTAACAAAACCATTTGAATAACATTGATACAATCCCTTCTCATCTGGAAATTGTTCTATCACTAACAACTTCTTTTCTTGATATGATATTCCTTTGACTTTGAGCATTTTAAGTTAATATTTAAATAGTGTTTTCTATTTAAATAATATTAATTATTTAAGTTTTTTTCCGACTACCCAATTGATGTAAAACAGGTCCACTGTATCATCTTGGTCATGGTAGTCATAAGGTGCTTTTAAATCAACATCATCATCTACATCGAAGTAACCTGCAGAGATAGGTTTTGAAACTGAATCATACTTAATAGCTACATTCATTCTAGCTTCTGGAAACTTTGATGCTAAGATGTCCTTAATCTCTGTGACTTTCTCATAAACATCAGAGTACTTTGCATTGTGTGCTTTGATCTTCATAGAGTAAACATCTTGACCAGCATATCTAATACCAACTGCCTTTACTTTAGTTGGTTCAAAGGTTGGTGCATCCTTTGCTCTCTTCTTTGATTTTGATCTTTTATCTGGCATTATTCAGTATACTAAATATATATTGAATATCTTTTAAGTAAATTTAAATGTCTTTTATCATATCACGTAATTTTGCTTTGACTAATCTATCTACAAGTTCTTCAATGTCTTCATTCTGATTCTGATTCTTTTGTTCAACAAGTCTTTTATGAATGTTTGATCTCTTGTGTGCAGACATAGCAACACGCTGAACATCTCTTCCACAATCACATACTATTTTCTCACTAATGTACTTCTTGTGTTTTGCTTTGAATTCAGGATCCGAGTCGTAACGCTCTTTAAAGGTCTTTGCTTTCTTTATCTCTTCCATATTATTTTATAATATTTTAATATCATTGTATCCTTAAGTCTAATTAGAGTAATTTAATATCACAGTTAACTGACTTGGAAACTGATACATGATTGAGTAAAAAGGTAGTTTGGAACGATTATGACAATAACACATTTTCTGATTGATATATATATATACAGAATGAACAGGTCAACTAACAAGAAAACAACAACAAGTATGCTTCATAATCTTTTTGTCAAGCCAACTAAAGATAAAGGTGTTAATGCCCCTGAGTTTCCTGACTTCACTGATAATTACTATCATCAAGCTGATATTCTTTACTTGCCAGATGATGATGGGTACAAGTATGCTTTAGTTGTTTCTGATGTGGGAAGTAGATTAACAGACGCAAGACCTTTGAAAAGTAAAAATCCGACAGAAGTTCTAACAGCATTGAAAAAGATCTATTCCGGGAATATTTTAAAGCCTGTAACTCATGTTTTTGGTGTTGATGGTGGTACAGAGTTTCAAGGTGTTGTTAAGAAGTATCTTGAAGACGAACTAAAAGTTAATATCAAAGTCGGAAAGCCAGATCGTCATACTCAGCAAGCAATAGTAGAAAGAAAGAACAGAGACATAGGAAAGAAGTTGTTTATGAGAATGACTGCTGAAGAACTACAAACTGGTAATGTATCAAAAGCTTGGGTTGATGACCTTCCTAAAGTTATTGAAGAGATCAATAATAACACAAAAAACAAGAGAGTTCGCAAGATTAACAAGTCTGAAAAGTTAGAGTATCAATGTTCAGGTGATGCATGTGATGTTATTGAACAAGGGACTAAAGTGAGAGCAATGCTTGACGCTCCTGTAAATGTTCATGATAACAAAAAACTTCATGGGAGGTTTAGAGAGACTGATATTAGATTTGCAATAAAGCCTCGAACTGTAATGAAATCACTTGTTGCACCTGGTAATCCTCCTATGTATCTACTTGACAAAGCAAATGGTGAACCTGATTACCAAACTGCTTACACAAAGAACCAGCTTCAGATCATTCCTAAAAATGAGCAGAAACCTAAAGAAAGTGATATTAAAGGTCAAAAAGAGAAAGGAGTTACGAAGTGGATTGTTGAAAAGTTGGTTGATAGAAAGAAAGTTGGTAATAAAATTATGTTTACAGTAAAGTGGAAAGGTATTACTAAAACAACAGAAGAACCTCGTGCCTCACTCATGAAGGATATTCCTTTGCTGATTAAAGAATTTGAGAAAGAAAAGAAAAAGTGAAGGGAGTGAGAAAAAAGGCATTTTTTTATTATGGAAAAAAGGCAGGCATGCGGTCTTTTTTCTTTCTGAGAAATCAAAATCAAAAAAACTTTATTCATTTGAAAAAAACATTGAGTTGAATTCTGCTTCAAGTTGTTTTACAATTTCAGGACTATCTACGAACTCTCTTTTGTTTTTCTGTTTCTTATCACTTTTCTTAAAATCGAAAGACATCTTCTCTACTTTTTTTCTATCTTCTTCGATTCTTTTAAGGGTTTCAGATATTTCTTTGAGTTTTTGGTCTCTCCAAATCTCGAATTCAAATGATTGTTTTGACTTTGTTGTTATTGATTTACATTCTTGATGTTCTTCTTTTTGTTGGAGTTTTTCTTCAAGTTCACTTATTTTATTCATGTACTTAGCTTCCATTTCACGAAATTGTTCTTGAAGGATGTCATACTGGCGATTTCTTTGATACAATATTTCTGTTTCTTGAGATTTTCCACAAGATTTTGATTCAACAACGTAATCTCCTTTTGTTTCATTATCTGGAACAAATTCATCTTCTTCATCAAATTCATCCATCTCATGCATCCATTTGTTCTTTTTAAAGATTTCTAATAGTTCATTACTTGAAAGTTTGTATCTATGACGATTACCTGTCGAGTTCTTTCCAATAATTCCAATCTCTTTTAATAAACGAGAGTTCTCTATTGGTGACGATTTAGAACCAGAATGATTATTGTAGGATTCTGTGAAGTCTTTCAAATACACATTAAAATCTTTTCTCTTTAGAACATACTGGCTTTTGAGATACTGATAGACTGGATGTAAGTTTCTTATTAACACTTCAGACTTGGCATCAGTCTCAACATTTTTCAATTCAGCTTGTTCATTAAAAGGGTTTTTGTTGGCAAAATCTTTGCAATCCCAATAAAAAGCTTTTTGAACTTCAATATCTTCCAAGCAACTGTACAGCTTATTGAAGTACTCAACATCTCCTGTTCTCTTGTTTGAAATATCAGTCATAAGATATCGTCTGTCATTCTTATTCATCTGAACAGGGCTATCATTTGAAGTGATGATAATTGAAATGTGATTCTTAATATTAATTGCATCTTTCCCTTTTGCCTCAATTGATACATAGTCTTCAGTTGTTAGAACATTTAATGTACTATTCATAATTTTCCACTCAGATGTATTAGCACAACGAAGCTCGTCTAAGAATAGTAATACAATCCCTTGTAACTCTGCATTGAATCGATTAGTTAAACAATTATTACTTTGAGTGAAGAAAACGTTTCGTTCACCAATCACATTCATCAAAAACTTTGGTAGAGTTGATTTACCAGCACCTTGTGTTCCTTTCAAGTAAAGTGCAGTCTTCATTTTTCTCCCATTAACAAAGTGAGAAATCCATTTTCGCATATATTCATAAGCAGTCTGATCGTTGGAGCAAATGACTTCTTTGATATGGTTCCAAATTAATTGAATTTTATCTTGAACTGACTTCGTGATTTTATCGACATTTGTTTCAGCATACTTAAAACCTTTAAACATGTTAAGGTATCGTAATCCATTAGCTTCATAGATTCTAGGCTTTGACACTTCAAATGTTAATATGTAATCATCTGTATCTTCATTCTTAAACCAATCACTGTATTTAATAGTTTTGACTTTATCAGCATTAATAACTTTGTAAACCATCAAAGGGGTGATATATCCTTTCCCAAAGTCTTCGTGTGATATTTGATAGAACGAACTATCTGTAGTATCATAATAAAATATACAGACTGGTTTCAATACCTTAAAAAAGTATTTCTTGATATACTGCTTCACATCTTGTTGACGATCTTCTTGAATCATCTTCATAACTGTTACTTTGCTAAAAGGGTCTGAAGCAATAACTTCAACAACTTCTTCGACATCAGACATTCTAGTTTTCTTTGAGTTAGACATTTGTAATAATAAAATAAATATATTATGTAGTCTTTAAATTGTATTAAA